AACAGATCCAGCCATGTCTTGATGGTGGTGGTTTTCAGCATGGGGTAGCTGTTTCGCACAATGGCCCACCGGCTGTAGCGCACATTGTCAATGGCAGACGGCTTTTGCTGCACGGCCTTGATGAAGATCTTGGCAGCGCAGCCATAACTCTTGCCCGAGCCCACCGGGCCCATGATGCCTTGGACAAAGTTCTTGGACTGAATGAAGTCGTAGATAACAGGCGACTCAGAAAAGTCAAAGTTCAAGCCGCCAACCGGCACCGACTTTTCAGATTGCTCTTTAGTCCTGCTCATCTTCTTGCTCCTTGCGTTCTTCACAAAACTCACAGCCTGGGTGGTCAGGATCCCTGCAATCAGGGTTATCCCTTAACTTGCGCTCATAGGCCCGAGCGGCCCTAATGTCATCACGCGACTCACTCATTGCTAGAACCCCGCGGGGCCACCACATTGATGTCAATCACAGATGGCTTCTCGCTGCCGTCATCAGGGTTGTCCAGCAAGCCAGCCGCCTTGGCCAGCAGCCTCAAGACAGAGACCTTATCGTACAGCTCAATGTCCAGCGTGGAGTACACATTGCCGTCAGAGTCCTTCTTGCTGCTGACCTTGATCGACTTGATCGCATGCAGCGCGTGCTCCGGTATCAGATGGCTGGGCTTGACCGTCACATTGCCAGCCTCATCCCACGACATGATGTCAGTCAGTTTGGTGTTGGCCATAGACAACAGTGCAAATGCCACCGCCTCCTTGTTGGCCACGATGGTCGTGCTCCGCTCCAGCCTGCGCTGCACAGACCTTACCCCGCCCCAGTTGGTCAGCGGCGGGATCACGCTGCTTGTTCTAGGTCTGGCCATCACGCACCTTCAGCATTGCGTCAGCCAAGCCGTATGACCACTTGGCCACAAGCATTGCATCTGAAGATGGCGTGCCGTCTTTCTCATCCACATCAAGATGAAGGCTAGGTTCACGGTCAGCATATTGAGCACCTTCAAACCACTCGTAAACAGCAGGCATAGCCTTGGACGCAAAGTAATCGCGCAGGGTCATGCCCTGTTCTGTAATGTGGCTCACGCCAGCCGGTGCTGGAAACGCTGGGCCACCTGTTTGTTTGTTAGTCATGGCTAACCTCAGAAGGGTATATCGTCATCAACGGCGACCACTCGAGCCGGTGCCGAGTAGGCTGGCTGGCCATACCCACCAGAAGGCGCTGCCTGGCCCTGCTGTTGGCAAAGCTCACCAATGCTCAGGCTGATCCACTTCTCGCCAGCCACATTCGTCTTCGTCCAGCCGCTCACCCACCTCACCTCACCATTGGGCAGCATCACCCTGCCCTTCAAGTTGGGGTGCTTGTCAGTTGTCTTCTGGTCGTTCTTGAACAAACTGCCTTGTCCTGCTCTTATTTCGTATGCCATCTCAAAGTACTCCTTTTGGTTGATTATCGTTTACGGGGGAAAAAGGGGGGAAAATTTCAGGGAGACCCCCGCACGCTACCGGTAGGGGGTGGGGGGCAAGGGTCGCGTTCCATGCGCGGTGACGGGCGGGTGTCGCCTGGCCGCATGCTGGCGCGTATAGGTAGGCCTCTGGCTGCTGGGCGCTGGACACCCCTTTTGGCCAGCCTTGTCCAGAATCCAATCGTTGGTCTGGTGGTTTGACAAGTCGGATTGCAAGGCCTACAAGCCCTTGACAGTCTGGCTGGCTACCCATGTACCAGCCGCACCCAGATCGTGGCGGCAAGGCTGGTTCCCGTGGCGTGGCGGGGCATGCATTCATCGGGCATCTGCCTTCAACTGCCTGATCCCGACCATCAGGACGCCGGCGGTGGGCTCGATGCCCTCGGCGCGGTACAGCGGCAGCAGCACGGCCAGGCTGGCCTCGATGTCCTTGGCTCCGATTCCGTCTGCAATCAGCTCTGCAATTTCTTGGTGTCCAAGAACTGAAGTCAAGTTACTTGTTAACAGGTTACTTGAATTCATCCTTGTTAAAAGACTTTCTTTAACAACCTGTCTACTAGTACCCTGTCTACTAGTGTTCTCTGGGATATGGGACACTCCCGAGTGTCCTATTGGTTGCCTATGTAACTGCTCTTTTTGGACTTCATTGGACACTGCTGGGTGTCCTATGTGAGATGAGTTATCCACAGGCTGTGAACTGGCTGGATGTGCCTTTTTGATGGCATTCTTGATGCTCTTGACTGTCATTGTGTCGGTTGATTTGACCACGATTGGACTCCTCTTTGCTGGTTGTCTGAGTGCTTTGCTGATGGCTTGGGCGACCCTTTGCTGGCCCTCTAAGTCTGCTTTGTCTGCCTGGTCTCGTTGCTCCTTTATGATTAATGGCGGTCTGGTGTCCTCGATGCTGGAGGTGACCGCCATGGCTGTCTCAGCGTCTACTGTTGAGTCGTAGATGACCCGCAGGGTGTTGCACCGCTCGCCTCTGAAACCCTTCTTGAGGATCTCCACATACCCCGCGGCTCTCAGCCGCATGATCTGGTTGGTGATGGCTTGGCGGCTGATGTTCAAGTCTTTGGCCAGCCTGGCTTGGCTCACCCAGGTGATGCCTGCCCGGTTGCAGTAGGAGCACAGCACGCCCAGGGTTCTGATTGAGCCGTCTGTGAGCGTTGGGTCTGTCAGCGCCTTGATGGGCATGACCGAGATCTTGCGCTGGTCTGGCATCGCCTCCTTGAGGTAGATGCGGGGCTTCTTGGCAGGCAGCTTGAACTGGACTATGTTGTCAGGCACAGCGCTCATCCTTGGCCACCTGGTGCATGTAGCGCCTGACTCTGAGCTCTGCTCCGGGCCCGTAGAGCTTGTCCATGCTGGCCAGGTGCCTGGTGATCAGCTCCTTGTCCTTGAGCGCGTCCCAGGTGGTCAGCAGCTCCCGTGCGCAGGCCATCAGCATGATGGTCATGTCGGGCTCGATTGGCCCCTTGAACTTTGGATACCATACCTTGAACTGCCTCTTTAAGAGTTTCATTGCGGCTTGGGTGCCTTGACCTTGATGACTCTGGTCACCGCCTCGGTGGTCACAAACCGGTGGCCATTGGCGCACTCATAGCGCCTGTAGGTGTTGTTGTCTGGGCGCTGACGGGTCTCCTTGACCTCGACCCAGGCCTTGCATTCTGGAACGGGGCAGATCATGTCAGTCATTGCCCTTGGTCAGTTGCTCATTGAGCTCCAGCGCCATGCGCCTGACCTGGTCGAGCAGCTCGCGTAGGTCGGTGACTGTGTTCATCTCACGCTCAAGCGCGTCCTTGAGCAGCTCGATCTGGTGGTGCAAGTTGCGGAACTCGCCATTGGCCGATTGGCTGTCTCTGACCACCCCGTCATCATCACGGTAGAGCTTTACATAGCTGATGTGCATGGTCATAGGCTTTCAAGTTCTTGTTTAAAAGCGGCTCGCAGCTTTAACTCAGCGGCGATTGCCCAGACACTTGTTTGGCTTTCAGTGGGCAGTCTGTAGGCCACCTCGCACAGCGCATCCAGCGCCTGCGATACAGCCTCAAGCTGGGCCTGGCTTGCGTACACCTTGACATAGCTGACAGTCATTACTTCACCTCGCACAGCTTAATCAGGCAGTAGATGGCCAGCAGTGTCAGGCCCGAGCCCAGGCTGACCAGCACAAAGAAGGTGAGGATGGTGGTCATGCTTGTCCCCTTGCTCGGATGTCAATTGCAATTGACTTGCAAGCATGGTGGTGACCAATTCTTTTATTTTTGTTTTCATCGGCCAGCATCCTGTTTTCTACCAGCTTTGCACAAGCCTCACGCTCATCAGCACGCACAAGGGCGGCAAAGCGTTCAAGCATGGCATCAAGAGTTGGTTGGCGGGTCGTGCAATACACATTGGCTTTACGCGCCATGCGGATGATGTCTTCTCTGGTCATGCGTGTTGCTCCAAGCTCCAATGCAAGATCGCCAGCGCGTCTGCCTCGTTATCGTCTGTTATTGGGTGGCCCTTGGCCTGCATGGCCTTGACCATCTCATCCTTGCCAGCGTTACCCTTGCCGGTTGCGTGCTTCTTGATGGTGCCCACGGGCACGCCTTGGTAAGGAATCTTGTGGTGCTCGCACCAGGCTGTCAGGGTGGCCAGCAAGCCGCCATAGACATGGGCTGAGTCGGTGCTGGCATGCCGGCGAACCTCCTCAAAATACACAGCGTGGAGCTCACCGCCCAGCGTGCCCTTAAGCTCGGTCAGCCACTGCTTGAACCTCAAGTAGCGCATGCCGCCACCCTCATAGCGGCCAGGCTTAAAGCTCGACCACCCATGCACGACAGGGCCGGTCATCTGCCTGCATGCCCAGCCGGTGGTGGTGCCCAGGTCAAGGGCAAGGATGGTCTCGCTCATAGCGCACCAGACTGCCTGAGAGCCTTGACAAACTCTTCCATCTCGGGGCAGGGGATCTGCCTGGCATGGTCGGCATCGCCGGTCATGGCCAGAGCCTCGACCACCAGAGCAGTCGGGTACTCCACGCCATCCTTGGACATGTCCAGGATGCGCACTGCGTCAGCGTAAGTCATGGTTACCTCACGCCAGAAAGGAACTGCTGGAGCCGGGGCGTGAGCTCGCCGTATCTAGGCTGGAGCTGGTCTCTGACGCACTGGTCAATGATGGACGAAACGCTGCGGTGCTGGTCGGCAGCGGCAGTGTCCAGCAGTTGGCGCGTCTGCGGGTGCAGGCGCATCAGGAAGGGTTTGAGTTTGGGTGTAGGTGTTTCCATACGCTAAGTGTATATCACCCAGATATGCTTGCAGGCAGGCGATCTGCAACTTTCTTGCGACCTAAGGGTAAGTCCTAGTAAAAAGACTTGCACAGCCCACCAAAGCGATATACACTGCGATCATGTTCAACAGGCAGATAACGCCTAAAGGAGTTCAACATGACCACCAAATTCGTAGCCTACTACCGGGTCTCCACTGACCGCCAGGGTCAATCTGGCCTTGGCCTCGATGCCCAGCGTGCGGCCGTGGCCAAGCACATCGGCGCTGCCGAGCTGGTTGCCGAGTTCACCGAGGTCGAGTCTGGCCGCAAGAACAAGCGCAAAGAGCTCGCCGCCGCCATGGCCACCGCCAAGAAGGCCAAGGCCATGCTGGTGATCGCCAAGCTGGATCGCCTGGCTCGCAATGTCCACTTCATCTCTGGCCTGCTTGAGTCTGGCGTGCCCTTTGTCTGC